CCCTGGATGCCGAGGCCCTTCATGAGGGTTTTTGCCGCCATGATTCGGTCCTCCTTGGCGTCCCCGTCGTCCTCTTCGTCGCCGCCGTCGCCGTCGCCTTCCTCCATGTCGGCGCCGTAGCTGTCCTTGTTTTTGCCCATGTCCTCGACTACGTCATCGAGGAAATCGGACTTGCTTCCCATCTTCATGCGGCCTCCAGTTCGATCAGGAACGCGACCTTGACGGTCTGAACCGGGTCAGCAACCGCCCACGACTGCTGGTTGATGCGGAGCTGCCAGGACCCGTTCGTGTTCAGGTTGTCGGCGTTGAGGTCCCACGACCATCCACCTTCCGTCGCGCCGCCCGGAGGCGTCGTGAAGGTCGGACAGACGGCCGCGAGGCGGCATGGCACGCCCGGCTTGGCGGCCACGCCGTTTTCAAGGCACTGGAAGGTGTAGAGCCCCGCGCTGTTGCGCGTGACGCTCACCTCCCCCTTGAACTTCGTCGTGCCGGCGGTGATGGCGCCACCGGCGACGGCGAACTCGCCCACGTACCACCGCGACCCTCGCCGCGGCATTCGGATGACGATGTTTCCGACGGCCATGGCTTAGCTCAGAGTGATGGTGAGCTGGTGGCCGGGCGCCTGGCACTCGAGCTGCGGGTAGCCGCCGACCATGCAGGAAATGAGGCCCGTGGTCGGGTCCTGGAAGATCGAAGGCGACGCCCCGAGCTGCGTCGGTACGATCGAAGGGAAGTCCGTCCCCCACGACACGAGCTCCCAATCGCTGAGGATGAACCCGAAGATGACGTTCTTCGGGCAGTACTTCGGCGCGTAGACCGTCGCCGTTCCGTTGGGCGTGCTGACCTGCCATCCGGAGAATGCGATCTCACCTTTTCGGGGCGTGCTCCGGAAGGGCATGATCGCAACCGACTTCGACTGCAGCGCCTTCGACAGCGTCGCCCACATCTTCGGATGCATGTAGAACGCGATGCCGTCGGCGCCGGTCTCGCTGAACTGCATGAGAGCGGCGATGCCGTCGATGAACGCACCCTCGATGTCCGACAGCGACGCGCTCAGGAAGATTCCCGAGAGCCGAGGATCCACGGTGCAGTCGACGCCGAAGAGCGTGCCGGGCGTGCTCTGCAGCCAGCCCTGAACGCCCGTGATGGCGATTTTGGTCGCGCCCGTGTTGCGCTGGTTCTTGATGAAGATGAAGTCGTTGTTCGCGGCGGCGGCGATGCCCGTCGTGACGTTCTGGTCCACCTGCATCGTCCCCAAGCGGAAGTCGAGAATCTTGACGACGGTCAAGTCGCCCGCGCGAAGGGCGCCCGTGGTCCTAGCGGCGGCGAAGTTGAGCACGTCGCCGACGCCGAACTTGGAGATGTCGTCGGGGTCGACGAGGGTCAGCGTGGTCGACGCACCCGGAGACGAGACCTGCCCGAAGGCCGGGAAGCCGTCGGACCAGCACTGAATCGACGCGTGGCGCCCGACCTTGATCATGGCGCCGTCGATTTCCTGCTTGATGGCCTTGACCAGGGTCCCGGGCCCGGCGGCGCCGCCCGCGGCCGCGAGGCCGGAGAGCTGCGCGATGTTGGTCATCTGCACCGGCGTGACGAGGAACTGCACGCCCTTGGTCGGGTTGGGGATACCGGTCGTTCCTTCGACGTTGGACGGCACGCCCGCGCCTTCGTAGGCGACGGGAATGACGTCGGCCTGGCCGGTGATCTTCTTCACGCGGCGCTTGAGCTGACCGAAGAACGAATCGAACTTGAACGCGAGGTTGGATACTACCGAACGCGTCCGGTAGAGCCGCATGAGCTCGTACTGGACGTCTGCGAATTGTGCGGGTGCTGATACCTGGGCCATGGCGAACTCCTGCTGGTTCGCCCGCTGCTGCTACGGTTCAGTCGTCGAGCTCGAACCGGCGATTAAAGTCGGCGAGCGCCTCTTCTGCGGTGCGATCGTCTGGGTCCGTGCGAGCGGCGGGCGGAGATCCGAGTGAACTGCTCAGGGTCCTCGATGGCTTTTTCGTCTCGGTCTTCTCTGGCGACTTCGCCGCAAGCTTTCTCTCGATGGCTTCCGCGATGATCTGCACCTTCGGCACGTACCCGTGCTTGGAGAAGGTCCTCGTCATCGCCTCGTGAATCAGATCGATCGCATCCCGGTGCGCCGTCCCGTGCTCCTTGTTGTAGGCACGGAGCGTTGCCGGGTCGGTCAGCGTGGGGAACTTGTCGTCGACGGGCATGAACTGCCGCGCGATGTGGTCGCGCACCTCGCGCGCAGCGTTGAGCCCGTCGAGCTGCGTTCGGACGGCCTTCAGCTCGTCCACGAGGCTCTTGTTTTCCGCGCCGACGCCGTCACGAAGAGCTTTCAGCGTGCCGTCGATTTTGGACCTGATGTCGGCCTCGAGCGCGTCCCGCTGCGGGTTTCGCCCCTGGGTCTCGCCAGCCGCCGCCGAGGCGTCATCCTCGCCAGCCAGGCGCGCAATCTGCTGCAGCACCTCCCGCGTCGCATCCGCGGCGAGCTTCTCCTGAGAGGAGAGCTGCGGCGTCTTCGCGGCCTCGGCCGGCGTCGGCACTGGTTCCGCCTGGCGCGCGGGGGCCGCGCCGGCAGCCCTGAGACGCTGCCGCTCCTTGCGCCGCTCCGCGCTCCGCCTGTTGATCGCCTTGATGGCCTCGGCGTCGTCGTCTGCCTTGACTTCCGCCTTCTCCTCGCGCTTCTCGGCCGGCTTCTCCTCGGCACCGTCGGCGCGCGCCTCGGCGCCCGAAGCATCGAGCGGGGCGTCCTCAACTCCATCGAACAGGAGCTCGCGCAACTCGGCTTTCGATCCGAAATCGGTCGAGGGCTCGGACGTGGCGGGTGTGGCGACGGGGGACTCGATAGCGGCTGTGCTCATGCTGCAATGGCCTCTGCGCCCATGGGCGCGCTGGGGGGTGGGAGCGGTGCGATCGGAGAAACGGGTAGGGGGGCGATACCCGGCGGCAGGGGAAGACCACCGCCGGGCGGGCTGTCGCCCCCGGCGGGCGGCGGAGCCAGGTCGGCAGGTGCGGGCTTCGGCGGCGCCGTCTTGCGCGCCAGCTCGCCGAGCCAGTTGACCAAGTGCGCCTGCAGGGAGGCTGGCATCTCCGGGTCTGATCCGCTCCCGTTCAGAAGCGTCGCCGTGGCGAACTTGGCCGCGTACTTCGACGGGTCAGCCGCAATCGCGTCAGGGGGAGCGATGTAGCGGTCCTCGGCCAGCATCTTCTCGACGATTTTCTCGGACGCCTTGCGCACGGACAGGTTGATGTCGAGGCGCGATTTCAGGTCGGGGAGCTGTGTGATTTCCTTGAAATCGTCGGCGTCGATGGCTCCCGACTGCAGCAGGTCAGCCGCGGCGGCGAGCTTCCCGGTCGGCGTCGTCGGAAGCGCGCTGATGGGAAAACGCTGGATGACGTAGTCGGAGCCGTCAAGGTCGAGGTCCGCGGCCTGCGTGCGCCGCAGCCACCGGCCGTTCGGGTCCTTGATCCGAATCTCGTAGCTGGGAATCTTGGCCACGGCGGACAGAAGGCGCTCGGCCAGGTCGACGTGTGCCTGCTGGTACTCGAGTGCGACGAGGGACAAGCGGTCCTGGTTGATCTCGTTCCATTCGCGCTGCGCGGGCGCGCTGTTCAGTCCGGCGGGGCGCGTTCCAATCGCGCTCTGCTGGTTGATCCCGGTCATCTCAAAGCCCTTGTTCCACGACGCGTCTTCGGCCGCGTTCAGGGCCGGGTCGATGAGGTTGCCGACAGGAACGCGCTCGAGCGTCGCACCCGGCGGCACACGGATGATGTCGCCGATGGCGCCCGAGCCGCCGGTAATCTGAACCTCGACAGTGCCCACGGCGGACTCCGGCGCGCCACCGGACAAGATCCATTGCGGGACGGCCTCTTGACGTAGGATTTGGCTCTTCCTGACCGCCATGCCGTCGAGCTCGGCCTGCAGCTCGGACACAATCGCGGCGATTGACTCGCCGTACATGCCCTTGATCGGCGCGGACCACCAAAAGCAGACGAACGGGAACTGCTCGTCGGTCCACTCCTCATCGAGCAGTAGCGCGTGATCGGTCACGACAACGTGACGGCCCTTCCTGCGACCGACGGGGAGACGCCACAGCTCGTATACCTGGACGTGCAGCGCGCTCAGCGTGTGATCGGGCGTGACCATCGCGCCGTTTCCGCTGTTGCGGATGGCGTCGGTCAGCTCGCGGCGCGCGTCCTCGCGCTGCTGGCTCTCTCGGTCGACGACCTCCTCTTTTTTGGGTACAAATCGCGCGATGAGCGCATCGCGGTCCGCGGGGAACTTCTGCACCGCGATTGCCGGCTTGCCCCGCGAAGCGTCCGTCGGGTCGAACATGATTTCCCAGGACGG